GTGGGCGAGCCCATTAATTGGCCACGCGCTTGAGGAAGGGGTTCTTCTAAGTTATCCAAACAAGAACCTGATTTTGTTGGGTCAATCTTACAGGTAAAATAATGTTCTGTAAGAGACCTTTGCAACATATCACGATAAACATCCGGCATCCCGGTTTTATCCGCAATTTCATTACAACACAAATGACTTAATTCGATAGCGATATTGTCAGTCGCAGCTTTATAATCTCCCGACACGAACGCTCGGTTAGGTTTCAACACCCCCAGCACACGTTCGATTCTTTCTTTCGTTAACGGACCATCAACACAAAAACGAGGATCACGCTTAAGCGTACTAATCATCATCTTTTGGACGGCCTTCATCCCAGCATACAATACTGTAGGGCCTGTCGTCACAATCCGGATCTTTGCCGGTTCCGCCAATGCCACCGGTAACACCGTGGCTTCCTCATCTTTCGCATGAAGCATCAATTGTGCTTGCGATCGGACGAGATCGGATTCAGCCAATTCATTAAGCTGAATGTGACGTACATCTTCACTACTGATTCGTTCTTCACTGTCAAACGTCTCAGCGACATCGAACAACGAGCGGTCCGGTAAAAGACCTAGATCTCGAAGTTTCCCAAAGCCACCCTCAAGACGCGCGCTTGCGCGATAATGAGCACTTTGGGAGGGCCAACACATAGCCACTCTGTCCCAGTTTTGTTTTCGGAAAAGCTTCCTTATGGTTTCCTTAACGCGTTTACCAACTTCTTCAATCACCATCAAATCTGACACACTTCGTTCCATCGGTGTTGTCATAGTGTTATACGAGTCAATTGTCGCCTGGTGTAATTCTTCATCGTTCACCCGCGGCATACCCTTCTTACACATTAATAATGAATAAAAGAAGCCGTTACAGTTCGTCATCGTTTTTAAATCTTTCTTCTTAAGCAGTACTTTCATACGCTGCATAAACGAATAATAACGGCCACCGGCAACAACCGGCCCACCAATTTCAAACCCCTTTTCTTTCAAGGTTTGAAGGCAAGCCGGTTCCACCGGTAGTTCCTGGTCCTTTGCCCAGGCGAAAATATAAGCCAACTTCCATTTCAGGAATGGTATTAATTTTCGGGTCACAGAGAGT